CTTGTCGACCAGCAGTTCCTCGTACCCGGCGGCCAGGAGCGTGGACATCTCGTCAGCGAAGCCCGGGTAGTCCTGTGAAACTTCGATGCTGTACGGGATGAAGCCCCGGGCCATGTAGACAGTGACGGTCGGCTGCGCGATGGCCGGAGCGTCGTCGGAGACCGCCGAGCCTTCCGCGTAGTTGAAGTGCCAGGAGACACCGGCCGAGCTGACGCCCTTCCAGATGTTCGTGTTGACGTCGACCTGCTTGGCCAGCTGCAGGAACGGGTTCCCCGACCCCTGGGCGGTCAGAATTATGCTGGGGTCGATGAACACGGGTACCCCCAGGCCGCCTGCGGTGCCCGTGCCCTCGGACGCGGCCCGGTACTCGGCGTAGGCCCGCACAGCCTGGCGCTCATCGTCGGTCAGCGTCGCCCCGGCCTCCACCGGGGGAAGCGTGACCAGCTTCTGCCACGCCGTCCGGTAGGCGTCGGTCTCGGTGACCAGGATCCGCCGGGCGGTGTCGGTGTTGCGGCGGATCTGCTTCTCCACCTCGTCCTTCTGGTCGGAGCGCAGGTGCATCGACGCGCGCCGGTCATCGAGCACCCGCAGGGCCGCGTCGCGGGCCTCGGGCACCGACATGCGCCGCACGCTGCCGCCCGGGTCGTCGTTCGCGCCGAACGCCGCGGTGGCGATCGCGGTCCTGACCGCGGCCGGGCGCCGCTTGAACACCTCGCGCAGGGCGCGGTCCTCGTCGATCCGCTTGCACGCCAGGTCGCGCAGCTTCAGGCCGTAGGCGAACGCCCGCTGCTCATCGGGGGTCTTGTCGCGCAGCTCGCCGGTGCTGTCGTCCTGGTGGATCGAGCGCAGGTGCGCGTCGAGAACCTCGACGAATGCCTGCAGCTCGGCGGGGGTCTTGCCGCGCAGTTCCTCGGGATAGCCCACGGCTTCGCGCAGGGTATCGGCGTCCTTGCCGCGCAGTTCCGGCATGATCTCAAAGCCCTGGGGCTCAGTTTCAGCGGTCACAGTCGTACTCCTTCGATGCCGCGCAGGGCGAGTTCCTCGCCGTCAGCGCGGAAGCGGTATGCCAGGGATGGGTTCGGCTCCGCGCGCTCCGGCGCGTCGCCTTCCCGGCCGCTCGCCGCCCTGGCACCTGCCGGGGGCCGCCCGATGACCGGAAGCTGATCGAGCACCGACCGCACGCTGGCGGTCGTCGGCTCGTAGGCCGGGAATACCACCGGCCCCAGTTCAGGGACGCTCAGCGAGGTCAGGGACCGCAGGGGCACGTCACCGCTGCGGTCCATCCACATCTCGCCGCCGTCGTTGACGGTGAAACGGAAGCTCATGCCGTCCAGCGCGCCATTCGCCACGGCGTCGCGGACCGGGGAGATCAGCCAGTTGTCCGTCAGCCGCGCCTCGATCCACAGCCCGATGTCATCCTCGCGGGCGTCAGTGATCTTCCCCAGCGGCATCGTGCCGATCAGCGGGTGGCGGCCGTGCTCGAACATCAGCCGCGGGTAGTTGCCCGCGGCGATGTCCCGGAACGCGCCATGCATGATCTGCTCATCGAAGTCGCCATCGGACGCGGCGATCCGGGCCGTGCGGTTGTAGACCGCGGCGTAGCCCTCGAACGTCAGGCCGTCGCCGTTGCTGCTGACGTCCATCGGGGCGGCCAGCGGCACCGTGCGGTACTCGCCGTCCGGGGACGCGCTGTTCATGCTCACGTCGTGCCCGTGCCTTCCCATAGCGGCCTTGATCCTGCCCTTAATCGCCTTGAGCTGGTCCGGGGTGTACTGCGCGGCGTTGTCTTTCTGGTTGATGCAGGACCAGGCCGCCATCACCTTGTCTGCGCTCAGCTGGTAGCGCTTGACGCCGGGCTTGCCGGACTTAGACGCCTGGTTGCCGTCGGCGTCGAGGTATCCGGGGTCGGCGTAAGCCACATCCCCGTAGGGCTTTTTCGCGTCTGCGCGGTCCATGCCCGGCACCTCCGCTGACTTGTGCCCCTGCGCGTGGGCCTGCTTCATGTAGCCCGGCATGACCGCCATGATGATGTTGGTCGTCAGGCCGTCCACCGAATGCGCCGGGACACCGGCCTTCAGCAGCAGGGCCCGCAGGGTCGTCCACTTGTGGAGGGAGCCGGACCATTTCGCGAAGCCCTTGCCGGTGGTCCAGTACTTCCACAGCGCCGACCCGTGGCCGAACTGCAGCTCAGACACATCCCGCTCAGCCGCCGCCGCACTCAGCCGTTCAGCGACCGAGATGGCCGGGGCCTCGTCCCGCTTCCCCTTGGCCTGCTTCTCCAGTGCCGCCGCCTTCTGCCGCAGCGTGTGGATCTCCGTCCGCAGGTGGGCAATCCGCTGCGCCAGCGTCGCGGCATGCTTGCGGTGGTGCTTGTGCGCCGCGGAGTGCTTGCGGTGGTGGACGGTGTGCCCGGCCTTCTTCGCCTGCGCCGCCTGCGCCGCGGAATGCTTCGCCGCCGCCACGGCCTGGTCGTGCTGGTGCTCCAGGTCGTGCAGGTGCTTCTCCAGCTCGCGGGCGCGTTCCCGGTCGGCGTGCGCCTCGGCGAGCAGCTTCTCCCGGGGGGTACTCGGCGGCTTCGGGGCGGCCTGGCCGCCGTCGTGCCCGTGACCGTGGCCGGGGGCGGGCTTTGCCGGTGCTTTGCCCTGCGCCTTGCCGCCGCCACCGCCGCCGCCGCCTGCCGGGGCGAACTGGCCGCCCTTCGCCCCGGCGCTGAAGTGGTTCGGGTTGAACCTGGCCTCATCCATTGCCTGCACCTCCAGCCGCCGCAGCAGCCGCCGCCGCCGGGTCCGGCGTTGCGAGCGCGGGTGCCTTCCCGGCCGCCGGGAGCTTGGGTCCCTTCGGGTGACCGGGACTGTCAGCGCCCGGCGCCGGGTTGCGCGGGCTTTCCTGGCCCGGCGCCCACAGCTGCACCGACACCAGCCCCGAATGAACCAGCAGCGACATGTCCTGGCCGGTCACCGCGGCCACCGCCGACTCGGGGGTGAACCCGTCGCGGACCAGCAGCGTGATCGACGCCGCCTGGATCTGGCCGATGTCCGCCGCGTCCTTCGCGTCCTCGCGCAGGATCGGCATGTCCGCGACGTCGAACCACAGCTCCGCGTCGCCGGGCACCTTCACCAGCGGGGACAGCGTCGAGGCCAGGTTCTGCAGCGTCGGGAAGATCCACGAGTCGGCGAACATCCGCCGCGCCGCCGTGAAGTTCCCGGCGTTCAGTGAAGATCCCTGAAGTCCCTCGCCGATGCCCAGCAGCGGCGCCGGAACCCGGGACAGCAGCCCGATCCGGGTCTCCCCGCCCGCCTGGACAGCCCGGAAGTCGATCTCGTTCATGTTCGAGCCGACCACCGTCGCGTCCGCCCCGGCCGACAGGTACAGCGTGCGGTAGGCGTTCGCCGCGCCGGAGTGGTTCTCCTCCAGCATGTCGACGATCTCGCGGAACTGGTCCGGGGACATTGCGGGGATGCCCTTGACGACCAGGTTCGGCGTCGCCCCGTTGGAGAAGTACGTGATCTTGTGCTGGGCGGTCAGCATGTCGCCCTGGATCTCCCGGATAGCCGGGGTGATCCAGCTCATCCCCAGCCCCGCGCACAGCGGGTCCGGCAGCGGCGCGAAATGCGCGACCGACGAGGGCGGCAGCGTGGACATCGGGTTGCGGTTGCCCGGGAACAGGCCGCCGTTCTGGTACACGTAGCCGATCACCTCGGCGTCCAGCGCACCAGCCGGGTCATCCGGCTCGGTCCGGCTGCCGGACACGATCGCCGTCCAGTCCGGGCGCAGCACCCGCAGGCGGCTGTTCTGCTGCCAGTTCGTCACGAACGAGTTGCCCGCCAGCCCCGAATGCCACTCCATCCGGCCGATCAGGTCACCGGTCGTCCCGTTCGGCCACGGGTGCTCCAGCAGCGACAGCTCCGTCGTGCCGAACATCCGCCGCGGCGTCCGGGACCAGCGGACGTTGCGGAACGTGAACCGCGCCTGGCTCAGGACCATCGCGCGGACCAGCTGCGCGGCGAACGCGGGTGGGCACGACTTGACCGCCGACGTGTGGCCGGGCAGGTCCGCGGAGAACTCCCGGGCCTTATTCGCCGGGTACGTCAGGTTCGGGGAGCCGAACCCGTACACCTGGCCGTTGTAGGTGAACTGGTTCACCATCCCGGCGGGCAGCAGGTACTCGCTCAGCCACTGGTCGATGCTGCTCCGCTGCTCACCCGCTGCGGGGCGGGACCGGGCGTCAGCGATGCGCTCAAGCAGCCCCACGGCTCACCCTGCGGCCCTGCCAGCCCTCACGCCAGCCCTCACGGACGGCGACCGCAGACCAGGCCGCGCCCAGCCACAGAGCGCCCAGGATCTTCGCTGCCAGCCAGCCCGCGCCGAACAGCAGGGCGGCGACCACCGTCAGGACCGTCCGCCAGAAATGCACCTGGCGGGCCTGCGCGGTGATCCCGTCCACCGGGACCCGCTCCAGCAGGCTCGCTGCCATCAGGTGCCTCCTATCGCCGAATCAGCGCCATGCGCCGAAGAATCCCGCCGGGTTCACTCCGTGGGTCATGAACCCGTGCCGGGCCAGGGTCACGGCCTCAAGCGGCGAGATGCCTCCCGCCGAGTTCTTCTGCGCCCACGCCCACGCATCAGCCAGCGGCCGGGTCCCCGCCGCCGCAGCCGCAGCCGTCAGTTCGTGCTGGCCCAGGTGGCGCCAGCGGCCGTTCTTCACGTCCTCGGCCAGCGCGCCGCACGCCTGCGCGTACTCGGCGACCCCAGTGATCATCAGCCGCCGCTCGCCAGGACCCGGGCGGGTGCTGAACCCCCGCGCCACCAGCTCCTTCTCGAACGCCGGGGCCGCGCCGCCGCCGTTCATCACCAGCACGCACGGGTTGTGCCGCTCAGCCAGCTCGAGCAGGCGGCCCATCAGCCACGCCGTGCCCGGCCGCGGCGGCTCGGTCAGCTCGCCGTGCAGCAGCCCGTCCGGTCGCTGGCCGCCCACCCCGATCGCCGCGGCCACGCCGCCCGGCTCGACCTGGAACGCCAGCGCCAGCTGCCCCGAGATCACCGATCCCGGGTCGGCACAGGCATTCCACGCCTCTTCGCTGATCTTCTGCCACGAATCGGCCATGCCC